ATAACAGCTGTAAAACATACAGTTGGTAAATATGATAAAATAGATAGAGGTTGGTCAATACCTACTATACCTGATGTAATGATACCACCGAAATCTACTGATGGAGTTCCTAAACCTCGTAATGTAATGATAAAATTACTAAAAGGTCAAGTAGATGAAGGAAGTGACGAAGAAATTTCAAATGCAAATGAAGATAGATTCGTACCACCTAGACTTGATGTCTATTGGGGTGTACCTTTAAGTCAAAGAACAGATGATAATGGAGACCCAGTAAATTCTCCATACGAACATATAAGGTCTTTTGAAATAGAGCATAATGTAAACAGTCAAGGCGGAGGAGCTAGAGATGGATTTGATAGAGTAGTTATTGACCCGAGCCGACAAAGTTTTACTATACCAAATGTACCTAAAAGAGGCGAATTTATTGTTAGAATAAGAACTATAAATACTGCAGGTCAGCCTTCTCCATTTGTACAAAGAAGAATAAAAATTAATCCTGAAAAACCTGCAAAAAATCTAGAACCATTTGTTAGAAAAGGTGGAATACTTACAACAGGATTTAATATTGATTCATCAAATGGATTAGTAGAATTTACAGAAAGCACTTATAATTTTACTCCAGCAGAAACAGATTTACAAACAGTAACTGTAACAAGTGGTACAACTGCTCAAACTTCATGTAGCTTTGCTAACTTAGCAAGTGGAAATACAGGATACTTACTATGGGATTATAGTGATACTACTGACCCATTAAAAGCAGTAGAGTATATTACTGATAATACAGGGGCAGATTTATTCAGATATTCAAAAAATCTAGATGCAAGTGCATTTACTCAAAAAACAGGAACAGCTACAGTAGAAGCAGGAAACACAATTATTCAAGGAACAGGAACTGCTTTCCTTACTGAATATGAAGCAGGGGATTTGTTTATTTTTGATGATAGTGGCTCAAATAGATTTATAGCAACTATCAATCACATTCTTAGCAATACCTATATGCAAGTTGCTTATACTCCTACTTCAAATTTATCAAGTAAGAATGTATTTGCACAAAGTATTCAACCTAACTTTATAAAAGATACAATTATTGGAGAAGTAGCAAATACAAGTGGAACATTTTCCATAATAAATTACGCTAGTGGAAACAAGGGAGCGGATGCCTATACAATTAATGGTAGTAATGAAAACCATAATTTTGAAGCCGCAAATAATGGAGCAGTATCAGACTTTTCAACATTTATAAATAATTATACAGTCAAGAAAGGAACTGTAAGTTATACGTTCGCTAACAGTGGAACTGCTTTAAATACTTTTGGATTGTCAAAATCAGATTCAAATTGTACTTCAGCAATAAATAGTTCAAATGGTGCTATTACAGTAAGTGCGCTTACAGCAAATGTAGCTACAATTACTGTAACTATAACAGATTTATATTCAAGCGAAGTTATCGCAACTCGTGTAATTACTTTAGGAAAATCTCAACCAGGAGTAGATGGTCAAGACGGTCAAGATGGTACTCCAGGAGTAAATGGAGCAGATGGGTCAGATGGAGCAGCAGGAGCAGACGCAAGAACAGTAAATTTAACTGTTGGAGACCAAGCATTTTCATACTCAAATACAGGAGCTAATCCTTCTCCATCAAGTACAACAGTTACTGCAACAGCGACAAATACAACAGGCACAGTATATTATGAGTTCTTTTTAAATGATGTAAGTCAACAAAATACAACATCAACTACATACTCATATACTCCACAGTCTTCTTTTGACAATATGCCTGATAAATTAGAAGTACAGATAAGAGACAATAGTGAGACTACTGTTAAAGCAAGAGACCAATTAACAGTTTATGGAGTAAAACCGGGTACAGACGGTACAGACGGATTAACAGGAGCAAGTACAAATATTGTATTTAGAAGAGCTTCATCAGCACCAAGTACTCCTTCTGCTTCTTCTGGTGTTCCCACAGGTTGGAGTGATTCTCCTCCGGCTGGAACAGACTTACTCTTTGCTGTAAAAGGTACAAAAGCAGTAGGGGCTACTAATTTTACATGGGGAACAGTATTTCAAGTAGAAGGAACTGCAGTTGCAGAAATTCCAATTTATAGAAAAAATAGTAATGCTACACCTTCAGGTGGTAGCTATAACTTTACAACAAACACATTAACAGCACCTTCAGGATGGAGTACAAGCGTTCCGTCTTTAACTACTGATGGAGATATAGTATATTTAGCAGTTGGTTTATTTTCAGGTTCTCCAGAAGAAACAGCAGCAACTACGACTTGGTCAACACCTGTAGTATATGCTCAAAAAACAGACGGTACGGATGGAGATGATGGAGCAGATGCAATAACAATAATACTATCTAATGAAGCTCACACTGTTCCTCAAAGTAATACAGGAACAGTAACTTATACTGGGTCTGGTACAGATATAATTGTTTTTGACGGAACAACACAAGTTCCTTATGATGGAAGCTCACCTTATGATTCTCCTTCATTTAGAGTATCAGCAAGTGGTAGTAGTATCACCCCAGGTTCAGCAAGTACTGTATCTACTTATACTAGAAGATTTGGAAATCACTCATCAATTACAGCTAATACTGCGAGTGTTACTTATACAATTACTGTTAAAAACTCAGCAGGAAATGAGTTAACATTTACAAAGAAACAATCAATATCAAAATCTATTGATGGTGTAGATGGTACTCCAGGAGATGACGGAAATACCGGGCCAAGAACAGCAACTGGTTATATATTCTATCAATCAGCAAGTTCAAGTGCACCAACAAATCCTTCAAATGCAGGTGTATCATATAACTTCAGCACTAGCTTACTAAGTGGCGGAGTCATAGGTACAGGTTCGACAAATTGGAATCAAATACAACCAACATACACAGGTAGCAACTCTAATAAATATTGGTACGCATACTTTAGTGTTGTTGAAGATAGTTTTGGAGATAGTACTCCAACGATTACATTCTCACAAGCATATCAAGGACAAAACTTTACAGGACTTGTAACATTTACAGGAACCAATTCAATATCAGATGGTACTAATACTCACACAGGAATAACCTCCTCAGATTTAGGGTCAAGTGGTACTACAACAATTGATGGCGGAAGAATAACAACAGGAACAATAGATGCCGCAAGAATTAGTATAGCAGGTAAAAATATATCAGACCTTAATAATGATGAAGGGTACACAGATGATACAGCAGCTAATAACGCAGCTAACACTGCTTCAGCAGCTTATGGACAAGCTAATAATGCAGCTAACAGTGCTTCAGATGCAGCTAACAGTGCTGCAGCAGCTCAAAGTACCGCAGACTCAAAAGTAACTCATGCTGCAGTAAATGCTTCATCAACTATTGTTGGAGGAGGTGTTGGCGGCTGGGGTATAACTACTTACCATATAGCTGGTGGTGCACAATCAAGTTCAAGTACTAGAAACTTTAATGTAGGAACTTCTATTTCTGGTAATGCTACATTCTTAGCAAATGGAGGAATTTTACTAGGGTCAGATGGGTTTATTTCAGCAAAGCAGTTTTATATAGATACTGATGGTAATGCAAAGTTCAAAGGAGATATTACTGGAGCATCAGGAACATTCTCAGGAAGTATATCCGTAGATGCTTTCAACAGTGGTTACACAGGTTCTGATGCAGAATCAGATGCAAGTGATGCAGCTAATGCAGCTTCAGATGCAGCTAACACTGCTTCATCAGCTTTTGGAGCAGCTAATAACGCAGCTAACACAGCAGGTGATGCTTATGGAGCAGCTAATAACGCAGCTAACACTGCAAGTGGTGCTTTTGGAGCAGCTAATAACGCGGCTAATACAGCAAGTGATGCTTATGGAGCAGCTAATAACGCGGCTAATACAGCAAGTGATGCTTATGGACAAGCTAATAATGCAGCTAACAGTGCTGCAGCAGCCCAAAGTACTGCAGACTCAAAAGTAACACACGCTGCAGTAAATGCTTCATCAACTATAGTTGGTGGCGGTGTCGGTGGTTGGGGAATAACAACCTATCACTTAGCAGGTGGTGCACAAGCAAACTCAACTACTAGAAACTTTTCAACAGGTACATCAACTTCAGGTAATGCCACATTCTTAGCAAATGGTGGTATCATAATGGGGTCAGATGGTTTCCTTTCTTCTAATACTTTCTACATTGATACAGCAGGAAATGCTAAATTTAAAGGTACATTAGAAGGTGATAATGTAACTGTAAACGGAACGCTTGTATTACCTTCAGAAGGTGCAAATGTAAATGGTAGTGTTATTGGTTCTTGGGCTACAAACATTATGTCTAACAACTTTGTTACAGAAGTAGGTAGTGGCCCAGGGTTTTATCAAGGTTTTGTAAGAGTTACAGGGGGAACACACTATGTTAAAACTGTAAGTATTCAAATTAGAACTGGTACTTCTACTGGCAGCCAAGGAACTCTAATATATGAAACACCAAGAATTGACCAATATACTGCAGGTAATATTTCAGAAGCTAGACTTTATGCAAATACATCACCAGTAGCTTCAGGTAATATGCCAATAGCATTTACTTACACAGGCTCAGGTAGTGTATCAGTATTTGTTAGAGCACAAGCAGATACCGGACCTGACACATTAGGTATAGGTGAAGCTAGATTTATTAAGTTCGGTACAACAGACCCAGTATTTAGTTTTGCTAATCAAGCAGGAGCAGCATTAAATACAGCGATATATTCAAATACACAAGTTGTTGGAGGATTTGCAGGAACAAAGACAGTAAATATTTCTAATACTTCATTTACAAGATTTAAAATCGATAATGGAAGTTTTGGAACAGCAAATGCTCAGATTGCAAACGGAAGTTATATTAATGTTGAAATTACTTCAGCCAGTGCTAATTTAACAACCAGGGAGACAACCGTACTAATAGGACGAACTTCAGAAGTTTATTCAGTAACAACTGGAGGCACTGGCGGCGGTACACCACCTGGCGGCGGTGGCGGTTGTTTCGTACAAGGAACTCCTGTCGTTATGGCTGATGGAACTACAAAAGCAATAGAAGATGTAACTACTGGAGAAAGTGTAAAATCATTTAGACATTCAAGTTTATCACTTGATGAAGATGCTTGGGAAACTTGGACAACTTCAGAAATTGCAAACGGAAGTTTTGGAACATCAAATGTTACTTTAGTAACAGACCCACATCAACATACAAATTATTATTGGGTTAACTACAACTTAAAAGTTACAAATGAACATCCTATGTTAGCCTTTAAAGATAATGTATTTAAATTTGTAAGAGTAGAAGATTTAGAAATAGGAGATTATCTAATTAGAGAAAATGGTACAAGAGAAGAAATATTTGCTATACCACGAATATACCAAGATTGTATTACACACAACATGGATGTAGAAGATGATGATACTTATGTTGTAAGAGGTGGAAACGGTATTGGGTATATAGCACATAACGTAGAAAATGAGCAGAAGGCATAATTATGAATCATATAATACAAACAGGAACAGATAGCGAAGGAAACGCAATAACAACAACACTAGATGTACAATTTACTTTTACTTATGAGTTTGCTGGACACGAAACACAAAATTTTGCAAACAATCAAGAGATGCCTAGAATATTTGAGAACGACATGGTAAAAACAGTACTTGTAAAAGTAACAGGAGTTGATAGTACTACGGCAAATGCAGCACATTTAGTAGAAGGACAAGCAGACCAAACATATGAAGAAATAGTAACAGTACCACTACCTTGGAGAGCAAAAGCAGGTGGTCAACTTTCTGGATTTATAACTCCTTATGAAAATGTAACTGAAACTATGATGTTAAATTGGGCAAAAGATAGATTATTAGAACAGGAGGTAGTTGATGCGTTTACAATAAATTTTGCTACTGCTTTGTACGGTCATAGATATCATGTTCCTCAGTAATTTTGGTGTAATAACTACCCCGCAAAAATAGTTCTTGACATCACCTCATATTTTTGATATAATTTAGCATATAGGAGTATAAATATGGCAGCAGGAAATTATGATATAGTTATTGATCAGGGCTCAGACTTTGCGCTCTCAATCACTATTGCCGAAGATGGCGAGCTAGTAAACTTAGGTAGTCATACTGTTTCGGCACAACTTCGTCCTACCCCATCATCTAATACCCTATCAGCAACATTTACTTGTACGGTTACTGACTCAGCAAACGGTGCAATAAAAATGAGCTTACCACACGCTACTACAGCAAATATATCTTCAGGTAAATACTATTATGATTTAGAAGTATATAATTCTAGTGCTAATACTATCACTAGATTACTTCAAGGTGTAGCGAGAGTAACACAAGAGGTAACGCGCTAATGGCAACAACAATAACTATAACTCCTAGTACAACTTCTATAAATGCCACGGCACAAACTACAACTCTTACTATATCATCAACAGTTGGAGGAGATGTATCAGATGCCTCTGCTATAACATTCTCAAGTCCTGTAGGGACTCTTGAAGGGCAGAACACTGTACAAGGCGCGCTCAATTTTTTAGCAAATCAATTTTATGTTGCAACAACAGCACCAACTGCAAATACAACTAATTTAGCAGAAGGTGATTTATTTTACGATACTGACGACAATCAGTTAAAGATTTACCGTGAAACATCAAGTGGAACATTTGGATTTGTTCCTATAATGATAGGCAACGATTCAGCGGACTCAGACACGGTAGACGCAGGGAGCTTTTAAGCTCGATAGGAAATAATCATGGCACAAACCATTAAAATTAAAAGAAGTAGCAGTACCGCCGCTCCTACCTCACTTAGTGCTGGTGAATTAGCTTATTCGTCTAATTCTAAGAAGCTCTTTGTAGGTCATCCGAGCAGTGCAGCTGTAACAACAATTGGTGGAGATTTATATGTAGAAATGCTCGACCATACAGCTGGTACACTTACAGCAAGTTCAGCAATAGTAGTAGATTCTTCTAGTAAAGTAGACAGATTACTAACTGGTGCTACAGCTATAACAGGTGCTAATAATACGTTAGCAACTACTGCTTCTGCTTTAACAATCAAAACCGTAACAAGCGGAAACTTAACAGTTTCATCTGCAGGAGATTTAATACTTGCTCATGGTGGAACTTTAAATCTAGCAAGTCAATCAAATTCCTTAACTATTATAGATGATAATGCTGCAGCTTTAGATATTAATGAAGGCGGAACCTCATATATTAAATTAATAACTACTAATGGCGCAGAAGAAATAGAATTAGGAAAAAATGTAGACTTGAATGGTACATTAGATGTATCAAGTTCAGCAACTGTAAATTCTCTAAGTTCAAACGGAGCAATATCAGCAGCTGGCAATTTAACAATTAATACAAATAAATTTACAGTAACAAGCGGAGAAGGTAATACTTCTATAGCAGGTACACTTGGTGTAACTAATGCTGCTACTTTCTCTGATAGTTTAACTGTTACAGGAGCATTGACAGGTAATGGAAATGTTACTTTAGGTAATGCTTCAGGCGATACAATAACAGTAACAGGTACAGCAACATTTGCTGAATCAGCTGACTTTGACGGTGGCTTAACAGTTGCAGGCTCACAAACAGTTGATATGGGTGGTAACAGAGTAACCAATATTGGTACTCCATCACAAGCAACTGATGCTACAACTAAAGCATATGTTGATAGTGTAAAACAAGCACTAGATATTAAAGATTCAGTAAGAGTCGCAACAACAGCCGCACTAACAGCTACTTATAACAATGGAACAGGTGGTGTAGGTGCAACACTTACAGCAGATGCTAATGGTGCAGTATCAATTGACAGTATTTCTTTATCTTCAGGAGATAGAGTACTTGTTAAAAATCAATCAGATGCTAGTGAAAATGGTATCTACTCTGTAACAACAGTTGGTGATGTATCAAATCCATTTGTATTAACAAGAACAATAGACGCAGATAGTTCATCAGAAGTTACTGGTGGTATGTTTACTTTCGTAGAGGAAGGAACCAATGCAGACGCAGGTTTTGTACTTTCAAACATAACTGGCTCCGCAACAATCGGTACTGACAACCTAACAATGACTCAGTTCTCAGGAGCTGGTAGTGTTACTGCTGGAGATGGTTTAGCAAAATCAGGAAACACACTTTCAGTCAATGTTGATGATACTACAATTGAAATCAATTCTGATAGTTTAAGATTAAAAGGACTTTCAAATTTATCAGAAGGTGATATAATTTACGGAGCAAATGGAGGTAGTTCATTTACTCAACTTTCAATAGGAACATATGACAGCACTAACTCAGTAGGACAAGTCTTACAAGTAGGTGCTAATGGAACAATAACATGGTCAAACACATTAGACGGAGGAACATTCTAATATGGCACATGTCTTTAAAATAAAAAGGTCTGAAACAGCAAGTAGTACGCCAGGAACAGATGATTTGCAAACACACGAAATTGCAATGAATGTTACTGACCAAAAGATTTATACAAAAGCAGCAAATGGGAGTATTGTGACTATTGCAAGTCACAATCCCGATGCTTTAACAACACAAGACTTACTTGCTTTCTCAATCGCATTAGGATAGAATTATGGCATCAGCATTTAAAACCGCAACAGCAACAAGCGTTGGTACAAGTTTAACTTCAGTTTATACTTGTCCTTCAGCAACAACTGTAACAATAATCGGACTTTATCTATGTAATCAAAGCGGTGGCGCAGTAGAAGCGAATGTTGAATTTTACGATGCAAGTTCAGCTACTCATGTTGGACTCATTTCGCAAACAGAAATACCAGGTGCATCAACACTAGCTCCAATCGGGGGCGATGCCAAAGTAGTACTAGAAGCAGGGGATATAATAAAAGTACAATCCAATATTGCTTCATCAATAGATGTAGTACTAAGTTATTTGGAGCAAACATAATATGCCACTTATAGGTAAAGTTTTAGTTCAAGAACAAGCACTTGAAGCAAATGCCGTTACAGCTGCTAAGATAGCAGCTAACGGTGTTAATGCGTCAGAAATAGCTGCCAATGCAGTAGGAGTATCTGAGCTAGCTACTAATTCAGTAGGGTCTGCTCAATTACAAGCATCAGCTGTAACCTCAGTAGGGGATAACGCAGTCACATCAGCCTCAATAGCCGCCAATGCAGTAGGAGCAAGTGAGATAGCAACTGGGGCGGTCGGCACATCAGAATTAGCTACAGGAGCAGTTACAACAGCGAAGATTGGAGCAAACGCAATAACTTCAGCAGAAATAGCTGCAAACCAAATAGGAGCAAGTGAAATTGCTGCAAACTCAATAACATCAAGTGAACTCGCAGCTAACTCAGTAGATTCAGCAGAATTAGTAACAGGTAGCATAGATACTATACACATAGGGTCTCAACAAGTTACTACAGCAAAAATTGCTAATGGAGCAATTACAAATGCAAAAGTAGGAGCTGATGCAGTAGATGGTACAAAGATTGCAGATGACTCTATTGATTCAGAGCATTATGTAGATGGTAGTATAGATACTGCCCATATTGCAGACCTTGCTGTAACAAGTGGCAAGATAGCTGCAAATACTATCGCAACAGGAAATGTAGCAGATAATGCAATAGACGGAACAAAAATAGCTACAGACAGTATAGTTGCAAGACACATAGCAGCAAACTCAGTAGATTCAGCAGAGTTAGTGACAGGTAGTATAGATACTATCCATATAGCAGATGACGCAGTTACTGGTGCAAAAATAGCTTCAGAAACTATTACAGGACCAAACATTGCAAATAACGCAATAAATGCTAATAAGATTGGTACAGATGTTATCGATGCATCACACATAGCAGCTGGAGCAGTAGGTGCTTCAGAACTTGCCGCAAACTCAGTAGATTCAAGCGAATTAGTAACTGGCTCTATTGATGCAATACACCTTGCTGCAGATTCAGTTATTACAGCAAAAATATTAGATGCAAATGTAACAACTGCAAAAATAGCAGCAAATGCTGTTACAGCAGCTAAGATAGCTGGTAATGCAGTTGGAAGTTCAGAAATATCTGCAAATGCTATAGGTGTTAGCGAACTTTCAAGCGGTGCATTGAGTGGACAAACATTTTCTGGAAATGTCACAATCGGTGGTAACTTAACGGTATCAGGTTCAACTTTTACAGCATCTGCTTCAACTATAGTTGCCGAAGATTCTCTCATCAAATTAGCTTCCGAAAATGCATCAGCAGATGCTATTGACATAGGAATATATGGTTTATATGACACTAGTGGTTCTCAGGATTTATTTAGTGGATTTTTTAGAGATGCAGACGATTCAGGAAAATGGAAGTTATTTAAAGATTTACAAACAGAGCCAACTACTACAGTAAACACATCAGGAACAGGATATGCTGTAGGAACTATAGTGGCAAACATTGAAGGAGATGTAACAGGTAATCTAACAGGTACTGCAAGTGCAATAGCAAATAATACTGTAAACGCAACTAAGATTATTGCAGGTAGTATAACAGCAGCTGAGATAGCAACAGATGCTATTACATCAGCAAAAATAGCTGGTAATGCAGTAAATAGTGCAGAAATATCAGCAAATGCAGTTGGTTCAAGTGAAATAGCAACTGATGCTGTTACATCATTACAACTTGCAGCAAACTCAGTAGATAGTGCAGAATTAGTAACAGGTTCTATAGATGCAATTCATCTAGCAACAGATTCAGTTATAGAAGCAAAAATACAAGCAAATGCTGTTACAGCAGCTAAGATAGCAGGTAACGCTGTTGGGTCAAGTGAAATAGCAGCAAACGCTGTTGGGTCAAGTGAAATAGCAGCAAACTCAATAGATAGTGCAGAACTAATATCTGGCTCTGTTGATGCAATACATTTAGCAGCTTCTTCAGTAACCTCAGCTAAGATAGGAGCAAATGCTATTAATAGCGTAAACTTTATATCTAGCGGATTGATTACAGCTGACTTATTGGCTTCAAATTCAGTAGATTCAGCAGAATTAGTAACAGGCTCTATTGATGCAATTCATATTGCAGCTGATGCTGTAACAAGTGCTAAAATAGCTGATAACGCTATTAATAGTGTAAACTTTATATCTAGTGGGTTGATTACAACCGACTTATTAGCAGGTAACTCTGTAACAGCAGCAAAAATAGCCGCTAACGCCGTAGGGTCAAGTGAGATTGCAAATAACTCTGTAAGTGTTACTCAACTGAATAGTGGTGCCCTAAGCGGCAAAACAATGACAGGAAATATTACATTTGGAGGAGATTTAGGGTTTGGTGGAAGCACAGCTAATAAAATAAATGTAGCAGGTAGCATAGGTATTCAAGACATTAGTCCCCCACAAAAACTTCACATAGATGAAGTAGCTGGTATGGATGTTGGTACAGGAAGTTCAACAGCAACTACACAATTTACATTAGATAGTTTTGCAGCAGCTACATTTAGAACTGCTAAATACCAAGTACAGGTTACAAATTCAACAGACGGAGACTATCATGCAATAGAAATTTTCTTATTCCATGATGGAACAACCGCATATTTAACACAGTACGCTTCTATATATGACAACGGTGTTCAAGCAACATTTGATGCCGATGTAAGTGGAGGGAACGTAAGATTATTAGCAACGCCTGCAAGTACAGATAGTATGGCGTTCAAGTTCATAAGAACAACAATAGAGGTATAAAATGGGACAAAAATTAGATTTTAACATCGAGGACACAGGACTTAAGATTGATGGCTCAGACGCAATTGATGCAAGTAGAAATTTTGAGGGAGCAGTAGCTTCAGACCGTTTAGGCTCGGGTACTATTGCGAGTAGCAGACTTCCTTTTACTATTACACAATCAGCCCCAAGCAACACCACAGGTACTGAAGACGGACACATATGGTTTGTATATTCGAGTTAGTAGATGGCAATTTATGTTAATGACAACGGCACACTTCGACAAATCTCTTTTCTTGCAGTTAACGACAACGGCACAATTAGAAGAGTTAATGAAGTTTATGTAAACGATGGGGGCTCTCTAGCAGGGCCATTTAGTACTATACATCAAACTTCTAGAAATACTGAAACAAGTAGAACTACTATTTCAGGTGTGCAAATAACTGCCTTTAACACAACTACAACATTCGATACTGATTACTCTACTCTAACAACTTTTGATACAAGTAGAACTACAACATTTGACACTACTAGAACTACTGATACAAGTAGAACTACAACATTTGCAACAACTACTACATATAATACTAATGTAAGTACAACAACTGCATACAATACAACAACAGCATTTACAACTACAACTACTTTTAATACAACACAGTCTACAACTACCGCATATAATACAACAACAGCGTTTACAACTACAACTACCTTTAACACAACGCAGTCTACAACTACTGCATACAATACAACTACTGCGTACACAACAACAACAACTTATAATACAACGCAGTCTACAACTACTGCATACAATACAACAACAGCATTTGCAACAACTACTACATTTAATACTACTCAAGGTACGACTACTGCGTTTACAACTACAACGGCATTTAATACTACAACTACATTTAATACTACGCAGTCTACAACAACAGCTTATACAACTACAACAGCATTTAATACTACAACTACCTTTAACACAACACAGTCTACAACAACAGCTTATACAACTACTACGGCATTTAATACTACAACTACCTTTAACACAACGCAGTCTACAACAACAGCTTATACAACTACAACAGCATTTAATACTACAACTACTTTCTTAACAACTAGAGCAACAACAACTGCATATAATACTACAACAACTTACTTAACAAGTAGAGCAACAACAACTGCATATAATACTACAACAACCTATACAACTTCATTTGACACAGTTATTGAGACAAGTAGAGTAACTTCATTTACAAACAATACTACATTTGCAACAACAACAACATTTGCTACTACTACGGCTTATGTAGATAATACTGCTGTTGCAACTAACACATCTAGAAGTACCAATACAGCTCAGTCAACAGCTTATAATACAAGTACTACAACAGCGTATGTAGCCAATACAACAGTAGCGACTAATACAGCAAGAAGTACTAATACAGCTCAGTCAACAGCATATAATACAAGCACAACAACTGCCTATGTAGACAATACAACAGTATCGACTAATACAGCTAGAAATACCAATACAGCTCAGTCAACAGCTTATAATACAAGTACTACAACAGCGTATGTAGACAATACAACAGTATCGACTAATACAGCTAGAAATACTAATACTGCTCAGTCAACAGCTTATAATACAAGTACCACAACTGCATATGTAGATAATACTTCATTTGGTACTACAAGAAATACAAATACAAGTAGAACAACAGCATATGTAGATAACACAAGTTTTGGAACAACTAGAAATACAAACACAAGTAGAACAACTGCCTATGTAGATAATACTTCATTTGGTACTACAAGAAATACAAATACAAGTAGAACAACAGCATATGTGGATAATACCTCATTTGGTACTACAAGAAATACAAATACAAGTAGAACAACTGCATTTACAAATAATACAAGTAGAAGTACTGGATTTACAAACTCTACTGGATTTACTAATAACACAACTAGAAGTACTAATACAAGTGCCTCTACTTCATATGACACTTTTAGAGATACAATCTATAGTACACTAGCACAGGTGCCTGGGTATAACTATTTCTTTGTTAGAGAGACAACAGTAAGTACTTCATTTGCTACAACTAGAACAACAGCATTTACAAATAATACTTCGTTTGCGACAAATACAGCTAGAAATACTAATACTTCTAGAAATACATCGTTTGCGACAAATACTTCTGCTTCTACTTCATTTACAAACTCTACTTCATATACAACTACACAAGCAACAAATACAAGTAGAAATACTGGGTTTACAAACTCTACTTCATATACAACTACACAAGCAACAAATACAAGTAGAAATACTGGGTTTACAAACTCTACTTCGTATAATACTACACAAGCAACAAATACAAGTAGAAATACTGGGTTTACAAACTCTACTTCATATACAACTACACAAGCAACAAATACAGCTAGAAGCACTAACACAGGCACAAGCAGAACTACAACATTTACTACATCAACAGCTTATGTAGATAATACTGCTAGAAGTACTAATACATCTAGAAGCACTAACACAGGTACAAGTAGAACTACAACATTTACTACATCAACAGCTTACGTAGATAATACAGCTAGAAGTACTAATACATCTAGAAGTACAAATACAGGTACAAGTAGAACTACCACATTTGCTACATCAACAGCTTATGTAGATAATACAGCTAGAAGCACTAATACTGCTCAATCTACAAATACAGGAACAAGTAGAACAACAACATTTGCTACTACTACGGCTTATGTAGATAATACTGCTGTTGCAACTAATACAGCTAGAAGTACGAATACAGCTCAATCTACAAATACAACACAATCTACAAATACAAGTAGAACAACTACATATGAAACAGCATATTTAACTTCTAGAACTTCAAGTAGAGCAACAGGAACAAGTAGAGATACAACTACAACCTTTAACACTGCAATATTAACAGGAACAAGTAGAGATACAACTACCACATTCAATACTTCTAGAGCTTCTTTAACATCTAGGGCAACAGGAACAAGTAGGGATACAACTACCACATTCAATACTTCTAGAGCTTCTTTAACATCTAGAGCAACAGGTACAAGCAGAGATACAACTACAACATTCAATACTTCTAGAGCTTCTTTAACATCTAGAGCGACAGGAACAAGTAGAGATACGACTACAACATTTGCAACTACACAAGGAACAATTACAAGTAGAACAACTGGTTCTAGTAGAAATACAACTACAACCTTTAATACTACACAATCAACAATTACAAGTAGAACAACTGGTTCTAGCAGAAGTACAACTACAACCTTTAACACTGCAATATTAACAGGAACAGATAGAACAACAGGTACAAGTAGAACTACAATTTCAACATTCAATACAAATAGAGCAACAGGAACAGATAGAGTAACAGGAACAAGTAGAGATACAACTTCGACATTTAATACAACTAGAGCAACAGCGTCAAGTAGAGCAACAGGTACGAGTAGAGCAACAACAAGTGTATTTTTAACTTCGAGGTCAACAGATACTTCAAGAACAACAACTTTTGCTACTACAACAACATTTGATACAAGTAGAACTACAACATTTGCAACAGACAGAACTACTACTACCACAATTGCAACTACACGAACAACCGAAACAACGAGAACAACTGACCACTTAACAACAACAACGTTTGATACAAGTACAGTTGTATTTGAAAGAATAACCGCCACTCAGCTTGGTACAATATTTGATACCGAAGTAGCTAGTGCAAGTGACTTTGGATTATCATTCTGGGATGGCTCATCATGGAGTGAAACATAATGAAACTACAAGAAAAAGACATTACACCAAAGTATGTAAATGATAAATTAGAAAGTATGATGCATGCAGTATTCGACAGTTTAATGCAGGCAGAAGAAAGACTAAAAAGTATGGAACAACAACTATTTGAGTTAAAGCAAAATGGCAGCACCAAAACCAAGTAAGTTAGTTCCTTTATCAAAAGATGAAGAGCTAGGAAATATTCCTACTCATTTTATGAAATCTGGCTCGTCTTTAAGACCAAAAAAAGACTTGACTGATTTACAGAAATTTAAACGCAGATTACTTCCTTCTCAAATAGAAGGTTTAGATGTAGAGTATGATGTTTGGTTTAATACCAATGAATTACATACTGTACGAAAATGGTTATATACAGATTTTTTAGGCAAAGGTATATACATGCGGGTAAATTCTATAAAAATAAATAATAAGTTATTTAGAAGTATTGCGTCCTCGGACATAAAAATAGATGAAGAACGCATAGAAAACATAAAAAATAATTTACAAAATAAATATGCGTTAGGCATAAATCAAGAGTATTATGACAATGTAATTTTTACTCCAGGAAGTAACCTGTTATGTAAAGACAAAGTTGTTCATTTTGGAAGAATGAAAGCTCTTGTGAATAAAGGTTATATAATAAAACCACATCCTATAACTGCACCAATATATATGGCAATTCTTAGAAAGCATTTTGGAAAAGAAAATGTTTTACATAAGAAAGCAGGAGGACTAGAATTATTACTTAACTGTAAAAATGTAGGCACAATGCAAAATAGTGAAATGGGACTAATTGCTTTACTACTAGGTAAAGGTTTAAGTTTAATTTCATATACTATGGAAGAAAGAGAAAAGAATTTATTAACTTACGAATCTTTTTACTATGCTTGTGCTGGTATTGGACAAAAGGCAATGTATAAATTACTGTCTGCTAAGAACTCAGGTATAATATTTGATTTTGATAAAGACGCAGACGAAAGATTAGAAAATTATGTAAATAATTTTTGGGAGTATAAAAAAGCAGATGATTGAATTAGTAATAGAATATAAAAAGACATGGAGTATGTTTACTCTTGCGTCTTTATTAGATAAAAACGAAGAATTTCGTTTGCATCTTTATGTTCGCGAAGCAGATTGGAAAGACGCTCCTATTGACTGGATTATTGATAACTTCCCAAATGTAAAAATTTATCAAGCATTTTGGACTACCAACTTTATTCCACGAGCTATATGCCATCTTCGTGAATTTTGGAAAAACAAAGGATTAAATAAAAGAATAGTAGTAGCTTCAGGAAACAGAGTATTTACTAGAAATAATTGGAAGAATGAAATACCAAATCCTGACTTCTTTCAAAATAAACTTTCTCATCTAAGTCATAAAAGAGTGTTTAGGAATCATCCTAAATTTGCTAGATTTTACAGATTACTTAATATACCTTATGATGCAGAAAACTGGAAACATGTAGACCCAGAGTTTTTTATTTTAAATTATGACCAATTAAAAAATGTAACATACAGAGATTTATTTTTTGGAGATAACAGATTTCCAAATGATATTGACCAACGAGTTTTACGAACAGGTGAAACATATTTCTTCCACCAACTTCTACAAAAAGAACACGCTTGGGTACCTCTTTATATGAATGGTAAAAATGATGTACTTATACAGGAAGACGCGATAGAAGCTAAAGACTTAATGGATTATAATGTAATGTTAAGAAAGTCTTGGAGTATAAATGTACAACATAAATGGTTGCACTTAGAATATTGGAAAACTCCTGTAGGTATTCAATTAGCAATACCTTGGGATTTATATACAAGACAAATTGAAAATATTCCTTTAGAGTATAGAAATGCAAGAGCAAACGAAATACTATTAACGAAAGCAGAAAAGCAAAAACAACAATTTGGTAAACTATTAGAAACTGGATTTATATTAGGAAAGATCTAGTAAGCCTTCATCAAGGTCAGATAAAATTTTCCAATTTAATCTACCTTCTTCAAACCACCGCATAACAGTTTCTTTTTCCTTGCTGTTATGCGGATTTTTATATACGCTGTTTATAGGCATATGCCAACTTGCAGGATAATCTGTTCCTGTCATTACAGGTATTCTTTTAGAGAAAAAGTCAAAACCAATCAAAGTAATACTTTTACATTTGCATTTATTCAAGAAAAATAATATACCAAGAAATCCTGCACTTGGTCTATCTCCTTCAGGAACTCCATTCTTTGCCCCAACTTGTTCAAAAACTTTATATAGTTCTTCGTCTGTAAATAAATTCGTATACTCAAATGGTATTTTCTTTTTTACTTCTTTATTTAAGTGAATACGACAACGATTAAATAATTTATATGCTTTCGGAAAGAATGTATGATTTTCCATGCGAAGCCATCCAGTTATCCAAATATCTGTTCTTTTACCAATTGCATCAAAGTTCCCCCAATCTGGTATACCTCTTCCAAATCGTACAACTGTATCAAAACTATCTATGTATTTTCCATACTCATGTCGTAGAATCTCAACTGAGTTTCCCACAAGTACAATATTTTTATTTTCTGTTAGCGTCTGTAAAGTTGCATCCATATTGCTGTAAGCTCCGAGTCATCGTTTATATTTAGCCACGGTCCACCGTCTGTGTAGTGGAGGGCTTTTGGATTTTTAAATTTGTAGTAATTTACCATGGCGTTATATTGTGCAGGAAGTTCCCCTATGCTTTCTGCCCATCTCAACTCATGCAATGCACCCGCTGGGGCTTGGTTTACATAATCAACTGTAAGTTTTTTACATTTAGAATTATTAAAAAGCATAAGACTTGACCAGTATTTTCTAGGATAACCATGGTTTTTCTTGTTTTTCATTTTCTTAGGTTTGACGAGAAAACTAGGATGTTTTACCACATGAACTGTATGTTCATCGGAAAAATAATCCATAACTTCTTCAGGGTCACAAAGCCATAAGAAATCTCCATCACAAAAGAGAGCAGTCCCTTCGAAGTCACAGAGATGTGGTATTAAAAAACGAGTAAAGGCAAATTCCGTACTCTCCCCCTGATATGGCCGAGTGTAATCGGATATTTCCGATTTTTTGAGTGGTATGATTTCATGATTGGAATTGTAACGGACTATGCTTTTTCTACATACCTCAAACATTTCAGGATAGTCAGTTTCATAACCTATAAATATTTTCATCGAATTTTATTATTGTATTCAGTAATATGATTTAAAATTGACATTCCTCCAGTCATTTTTATAAATGCTTTTACATCTTTTGGAAAACAATGTCCGCCCCATCCTCTTTCTTCTGTAACTTCTGTATGACTCTCACCTATGCGAGAATCTAATCCAGTTAGTTCTGCTACTTTTTCGTAATCTATATTAGACTTCTTACAGTAATCGTATATCTGATTAAAGAAAGAAACTTTGGTAGCAAGAAAACTATTCCTAGCGTATTTAGCAACTATTAATTCTTCTACTGTTGCTTCAACTACTTTTTTATTAAACATACTACCCCAGAATTTTACAAGACCTCCACCTATAAGTAACTCTTTTGCAACAAGTAAGTCTTGACTTGCTGTTTCTGCTCTAAGAAATTCAGGGCTATAACTTATAATTAAATCAGGAAAGTTAGCTTGTATAACTTCCCATGTACGCATATCTATTGTGCTTTTTATAAGAATAGGAACTTTAGGAGCTTCTTTTAGTACATTATAGATATTACTATAATCGCAGCTACCATCAGGCATTGATGGAGTATCAACACATATTATCAAACCATCTGTTTTAGCATCTACTTTTAAATCATTTATCTTTGGGTCTACTATTCGTAATGCACATTTCTTTGTAAAGAAATCTTTATGTGCATTACCTACTACACCCGCCCCAGCTATTGTTAATTTCATTCTATAATCCTAGGTGACGCTTCCATACCAGAAGCATTAAAATAAGGAAGATTTTTTAATGGTGGGTTTAACACTATGCTATGATTTTCTAGTGTTTGTCCAAATGCTTTGCATAAATCTTCCGCAAGTATTTCAAAATTTTTATTTCGTAACATTTGATAGTGGTCTATTTCCCAGGTGTATTCCCCTTGAATAAACTCTAACATTTTTAATATATTATTTATTTCGTCAGTTCTTTTACCAGTATAGTTTGTAATTTTCCAACTATTATTTTCTAACTCAAACTCTGGCTCATCTTGGCCTGTTCTACTAACTCCATAATCATGAGGTGCTCCTTCTTCATACAAATCAATATCAGGTAAGTTTACTCTATGTAGTCTGCCTTGTTTTTGTAAATCAAGAGCAACTGAATTAAATGCACCCATCCATAAATAACTTCCATAAGTCTGGCTTATAGAAGCAGTATGTCCTACAGATGCTTGATTGTATACATAAGTAGCAGGCATTTCTCTATGCCTTGCCATATTTATATTACCTCTTACATGGGCATCTTTTAGGAGTAAGTACATATATAAATCTTCTCCCAATCCCATATGTTCAAAAGTTCTAAATCTACAAATCTTTTTAGAATACCAAGTTACTCTTGCAAAAGATTCAAAATGAATATCATCATAGAACTCATTCGCTGCTAGACAAATATTGTGGTGTTCTAAATCCCACTTTATATATTGCTCTAACATTTTTTCTTCACTACCATATTTGGCAATTTCTTTGTTTAGACCTTTTAATGTTTCTCCACCTTTGCGTTTGCTTAAGTAGATTCTTTCTTTCATAAGACGCATTAAGCTAGGTCTATATACTTCATAATTACGATATGCTTTGAAAAAATTATAATGGTATCTTTGACCCCATATATAATTAGAACACATCCAAGAATTATAAATACATAATGCGTCTGGCGGATTGTCTTGTTCTGCTAGTTTTTTATAAAACCAAACTCCATAAGGAGTCAAGTAATCATCACCGTCTATAGGAACACAGTAATCATCATTTGATGCTTCAAAAACATCTACTACTGCATTTTTACCTCGACCTGGTTTTCCATTTGATTTAGTAATATGGTATTCTAAACCTCTTTCTTCACACCACTTAGAACAATCAATTTCATACTGTCTACTTAATGTGTTTATTACTATGACTGCGTCTTTGTAATCTAAGTTACTCCAACGGGGTGAAAAATGTCTGCCAAGGTCTTCAAGAGAATTTTCCTCAAAAGTCTCAAAATCAGTCTTTTGGTAAATTCCCTTGTAGTCCTCTTTAGCGGTAGTTAATATATAGAATCTAAGTTTCTTGTTCGCCATTTAACTGAGCACCTAAATCATTTACATATGCTTGTTTAGCAGTGTGGCATATAGCAATAATATGCTTACATCTGTCTGCTTCTTCATCACACTTGTAAATAGCTTGAACTATTTGTTTTTGCTCTTGTGTTAAATCGTCCAAATGATATTCTTTGCCATCTATAGTTATGCTTTTGTTTTCCATTACTTAAATATATCCTGCCAGTTTCCTTGTGTACTACTTTTAGCATACTCTGTAGCACGGTTTTCAAAAAAGTTGGTATGCTCAACTGCGTTTACCTGCATATCAATCCATGGAAGTGGATTAACTGTACTATGAAATATTGCTTTCATACCAAGACCAAGTAATCGTCTATCGGCGATGTATCTTATGTATTCTTTCACTTCCTTCGCTGTTAAATCTTGAATATTTGCTTTATCAAAACAAACATCAATAAATTTATCTTCTAATTCAACAACGCGTTCTGCTGCACAGTATATTTCATATTTTAATTTATCTGTCCATATATCAGGATTTTCTGCGATAAAAGTTCTAAAGAGTTTTGAAAGTCCTTCAACATGAAGTGACTCATCTCTTATAGACCATGTTACTATCTGACCCATACCTTTCATAAGATTGTGTCTTGGATAGTTTAGAAGTATAGCAAAACTACTAAATAATTGTACTCCTTCTGTAAACCCACTATAAACTGCCATGGTCTTTGCAATTTCATGTGGATTGCTCATATTAAAGTCAGTTAAGTACTCATGCTTTTCTGTCATAGCTTGTATTTCAAAAAACTCTGTATACTGGTCGTCTGACTTTCCTAATGTTTCCAACAATAAAGAATATGCTTCTTGGTGTACTGCTTCCATAGCAGCATAACTTACTAGCATCATTCTTATTTCTGGTTGTTTAAATGTTGGTAGATAATGCTTTGCATATCCACAACACACATCAACATCTGCTTGTGTAAAGAACTTAAATATATTATCTATAAGTGTTCTTTCGTCATCTGTTAATTTTTGATTATAGTCTTTGATATCATCTTGGAGTGGCACTTCATCAGGTAACCAATGCATTTGTTGTTGTTTTTTGTAAAACTCAAATGCCCAAGGATAATCAAAAGGTTTATAATAATCCCTTTCTGTTAATAATTTACTCATTTATCCCTCGCAACTTAGACAATCTGATTGCTCAAAAATTATCTCTCTTTTAGCCTGAGAAGTAATATTATCAGCTCTACTGATAGCTTCACTTCTTAAATAATATAATGTTTTTAAATTCTTTGCCCACGCTAACATATGGACATTATGCAAGTCGGCTTTGTTCACATCAGGTGGAAAGAATAAGTTTACACTCTGTGCCTGACAAATATATTCTTGTCTTACAGAGGCATGCTCAACAACCCATGACTGATTGATTTCAACTGCTGTTTTAAAAACATCTTTCTCCCAATCATCAAGTATATCTAAATGTTGAACACTTCCTTTATTTGCAACTATACTTCTCCATGTTTCTGTATACCCTTCATAATCTGTTCTATCTTTGATAATTTTATCCAAGAATTTATTTTTAACTAGATTACTTCCTGTTTTTGTTTTTTGAGTATAAGCATTTGCTCTAAATGGCTCTATGCTTGGTGAAGTATTACCACAAATAATACTTGAACTAGCGTTAGGAGCAACAGCAAGTAAATGTGCATTTCTTACTGATGCGGTATCATCGTCAGGGCACGCGCCTCTTTCGATAGCTAGTTGTCTAGTTTCTTTGTCTGCTTCTCTCTTTATTTTCTCAAACATTTCTAGATTAACACTACCTGCCATAGCACTTTCAAACGGTATACCATTCTTCTGTAAATACGCATGAAAGCCCATGGCGCCAAGTCCAATGCTTCTCTCCCTCATAGCACTAAACTTAGCTTTTTCTAATTGTTCTGGAGCGTTATCAATAAAGTACTGAAGTACATTGTCTAACATACGAATTAAATCTGGAATAAACGCTCCGTGGTTTTTCCACTCGTCAAAATATTCTAAATTAACTGAAGATAAACAACATACTGCAGTTCTTTCTTCATTCGTTGCAAGAGTTATTTCACTGCAAAGATTACTATGATGAACTCTTAAACCTTTTCTTTGTTGAAAGTCAGGCAACTCATTATTTACCGCGTCTTCAAACATAATATAAGGCTCTCCAGTTTCCATTCTATTCTGTAACAGTTTTACCCATAAAGCTCTTGCACTTACTGTTTTAACCACTCTTTTAGTGTGGGGATCGATAAGATCCCAGCTATCATCGAAATTATCAATTTTTCCAGCGTTGTGTATTCGTTCCATAAAGGCATCAGAGACAACAACACCATGGTGCAAATTAAGACACTTGCGATTACTATCACCACCTGTAGGCTTCCGTACATCTAAGAACTCCTCTATCTCGGGGTGGTTTATGTGTAGGTAACCAGCGTATGAACCCCGTCTTGTCACACCCTGACTAAATGCTAACATTTCAGCATCTACTACTTTAATAAAAGGTATTACTCCAGTAGATTCAGACCCTTTGGATGTTCTAGTTCCAATAGAACGAACATCAGACCAGTGTCCACCAATACCACCACCAAAACTACTTAAAAAAGCATTTTCAGTAAAGTGGTCTGTAATACCTTCTCTACTATCATCTACATAGTTTAGAAAACAACTAATTGGTAAGCCTCTTCTTGTACCACCATTAGATAGTACAGGAGTCGCAAACATAAACCATAAGTTACTGACATAGTCATATAAACGCTGTGCGTGGTCTTCGTCATCTGCAAATGTTTCTGCAGCACGAGCAAACGCTTCCTGAGGAGATGTTTCTCCAGGAATCATATATCTATCTTTGAGAGTTGCTATTGCAAATTCATCAAGCAACTCATCTCTACTATAATCTATCTTTACTGACATAATTATCTACCAATCCTATTATTTCTTCTGCATGACCGAGAACTGCTCCGTCAACATCATATGTTAAATCCATAAGTTTTACACCTGTTTCTAGTCCTTCTACACCGAACTCATTTAAGTTCTGAATGAATTTATACTTTCCATCAAGTGGCAAACTTGCCATAATATCAAATACATCACCGTATTGTTCAATTAACTGAGTAGCACGCTTTGGTCCAACTCCGTCAACTCCTGGAACATTATCTCCTTTATCCCCTGTTAAGCACTTGTACGTTAGAAAGTACTCAGGCTCAAAGTCATAATGCTCATCCCAGTTATGCACTGTTGTTTCTTTTCTTGTAACAGTCGAAAAACGACTGATTTTATCATCGACTAGTAAATCCCAGTCTTTATCTGATGATATCAACCAAATTTCATCAACTCCTAATTCTTCTCGTTGTTGTGTAATTAGTGCTGCTATATCATCAGCTTCTGTTCCAGCATATTTTAAAGTCAAATATCCTTTCTTATTTAGAGTATTCATAGTTGTTTGAAACTCTGCAAGAAATTCTAAAAATTCTGCTTCTTCTTCTGCTGTTTGTTCTGCATATCGTTCTTTACGATTTGCTTTATACTCTGGATATATTTCTTTTCGATAGTTACTACCACCATCTCCAAGTACAATAATATGTCCACAGTTATAGGACTTTGCAAGACTTTCTACTGTCCGAACATAATCATGTTCAAAGTCGTTGTTGCCTTGATGTTTCCATCGGAAAGCTAGATTGAGTCCATCAACAATCAATAAGTTCCCATTCGGGATTGGCTTTCCATGGCTCGTAAACTGTATCGCCATTTGTAAATTTTACCTCTTGTGTTTCTAAAAATTGTTCAGCTAAGGTAACATAACACCCTAACCAGTTTATATACATATGTTTTTTGTAAAGTGGCTTTCTTGTCGTTGCCACATACCATTGAGAGTGGTTTTCTTTAAAGAATAGTATGGGCTCTTGTTGCATTTCTTGAGCCTGTTTTACTAGCTTTGACCACCAACCTACAAATTTATTACTCTTTTGAGTAAATATTTTGTGATTGAAGGACATATCTCTATAGAATTTTACTTCAATAGTAAATAAATTATGTTTGTGGGCTACCATCAAATCGCCTTTGATTTTACCACTACCAGAACCAGGCGTCTGTACGAACGCCTCGCCTGTATGTCTATGTAACATTCCTGCTACTTTGATTTCTGCGTCGTTTCCTTTTCGTCTACCATTAACCATTTAGCACCTTCTCGAGTTCTAAGTAACCACCTATAAGCTCGCCATCTACAAATATTTGTGGGAAGGTTCTTGCTTGTGGAAATAACTCTCTTACATCTGCTGGTTGAAACTCTTTGCCCATTGTATTGTAAACAACTTCATGAACTGAATTATGATTCTCTGCCATCATTTTTGCTTTTGAACACGCAGGACAATTTGGTATACTATATATTTCTACTTTCATTAGTCTAACCTCGATATATTATTTTCTTTTATAATTTCAATTTTTTCTAAGAGTGGGTGAGTCCAGCCATGAGAAACCAAATAAGTATTTAGATTTTCTTCTTTTAGCAGGACTTCCACTACTTTTTCTTTTCCTTGTTCATCTAGTGCTTGATTTACTTCATCAAGAAAGAGAACATTAATTTGACTTCTACTTATCGAAGTCATCAGTTTTCTAATGGCGACTAACGTTGCAATATTTACTCTTGCTAGTTCACCTGAAGAAAGTGCAAGTATATCAATAATATTTCCATTATCAGATACTTCCACATTTAGTTTATCGTTTGTTACAACGAAATTTATACTGAATCTACCATCACTAAACTCTGCTAAATACTCATTCGTAAGTATTTCTAGTTCTTTAACAAGGGACTCTATTTTGTATGCGAGGAGTCCGTTTGTTGAGAAAGCTTTTTTAAGTGTTTCAAGTATCGCCAGTTTGTTTTCTGAACTTTCCAGTGCATTCTCGAGTTGAGTAAGTTGCTCTTGAAATTGTCCAGTTTGCTCAAGAATAATCCCAATTCTTGTATTGTGTCTTTCTCTTTGTTCATTTTCTTCTACTACTTTTTGGATTTTATTCCTAGTTTCCAAAATCCTTGAACGAAGGTCAGCAATTTCTCTTTCAAGTTTTTCTTTGTTGATAGCTTTTGAGGGGAGGCTGTTGTCAATAGACCTGTAGAGGTTTTCCCAATCTTCGATATCTTGTTTTGCTTTCCTATGATTTTCATTATTTTCTATTACCTTTGCATATTTTTCTTGTTCTTTTCCAATTATGCTTTCGACATTTTTAACTCTGCTTTCGTGTTCTGTAAGCGACTGCCTAACAAATGTTTGGTCAATAGACTGCTCACATGTAGGACACTCAGCGTCTTTCATTTCTGCCAACTCTTTATATTTGTCTAGCATTTTTTGCTCATGCATAAGCTCACTCTTCCAACCTCCTAAAGCAGTGAGTTGTTGGCTGGCATCTATTTTTTCTGGGTTAGCTTGCAGTAAACGTTTTGCAGAATCAATGTCAATATTTTTTAACTGTTGTTTCAGATTTTCATTCTGATTTATTTTTTTATTCTTTTCGGAGATATTTTCAAATTCTATTTGTAGAGAACGCAAAGATTCCTCGTCTTCTTCCGACTCAAATGGTAAATCCATTTTTGAAAGTATGGAAGTATCTTCGAGAATATTGTCTTCTAACCATTTCTCAATTGTTGCAATTTTGGCGTTGCTTGCTGTAATATCACTAGACGCTAGGCGTACTTCTTCTTTGAATATTTCAAAGTAAGAAACATACTCGTCAAGTTTCAACAAGTCAATTAAGAACTTTTTACGGTTTGTATCTGTTGCAGTTAAGAACTGTAGCGATGCATTAGTATTTTGATAGACTAACTGTGAAAAAGTTTTGAAATCAATTCCAAGAACTTCTCCTAATGTTTTGTAAGTATTAGACGCTGTGTGCGAACTAATATCTTCTCCATTTTTTGTTAGCTTACATTTGAGTGTTGCACGCCGTATAACAGTAATGTTATATACATCACTGTCAACAGTAAACTCGAGACTAATATCATATCCTTTGTTAACATATCTATTTGCTATATCCGCCTTTTTAACATTTTTACTATTTTTATTAAATAGTATTTCTTCTAAAATTAATGGAATAGATGACTTACCTACTCCATTTGTACCCACTAATTGTGTAAGGGTGTCTTTTGATAAATCTATTTCATTACCTTCCCCGTATGAAAAGCAATTATCCCATTTCAACTTCTGAAGAATAATCATTGAAAACTCCTATAATATTTTTAATTTTTTCATCATCAAAGTTAAGTATTTCTTTTAAATACATAACTAACTCGTCAGAAATAGAAAGGTCTGATGTTAAATTTAATGTAGCGTCAATCTCTCTACGAACTACTTTTTTATCAAGTAATTCTGAGTTCTTGACTTTAGCTAAATCTTGTACATCTCCCTCTAGTTCATAGATAGTATGATGAAATTCAGTTTGTATCATTTCATTCGGGTCTTCCACAGTCTTACGAATAAGTTGTGGTAAGTTGAATTTATGCCATGTCCAATCATTCATTTGATTAGGGTTAATTATTAGATAACCCGTTTGGACTTCGCTTCTGTGAAAAGATGTTGTCATTGGACTTCCTGGATACACAATATTTCGTTGAGTATTCTCGTGAGCATGTAAGTCTCCAGCAAATACAACATCAAACTTATCAAATCTATCTAAATCTACTTCTGGTACTACATGAGGTGGTATTTCTCCACGAACATGAGTAAATAAAACATCTGCTTGGATGCTTTCTATTTGTTTCTTTTTATGCAAATCCGCATAGGGAAGAATTGCCCAATTATCCTCGTAGTGTGTTTCTGTTACTACTTCTACTAGAGGATTTATACTATTTGTGGCACGAATTAAATTACTAAAAAATGTATGATTTTTTCTAGTTGCTTCGTGGTTTCCATCATAAATAATTGTTCTTACTTTTTGTTGTTTAACAAAATCAAAGTAAAGAGTAAGTTCATCCATAGAAGGAACTCTATCAAATAAATCTCCGCCTATGATATGTAAGGAAACATTATGTTCGTCAATAGCATCTTGCACTTGTTCAAAAAACATTTGATATCTAGCACAAGCCCATGCTGTGGGGACATTTTTTTGTCCTAATTTAATATGCCAATCTGCTGTAAATAAAATCATTTAATCCACCTAAGTCCATGTAATTGTTTTATGTCTGACCATATAAACCAAGCGTAATCAGTAGAGTCAGTTCCACTGCCTGTAAATGAAGGTCTTTTACTAAGTACGACCAGCCCATCAGGTGTAAATTGTTTCCAAAAATCATGTCTTGCTTGGCTTCCTAAAAAATTAATTCTTAATAACATGATTACTGTTGAAGCACACGCTATGGAGTGCTCAATAAATTCTCTTGCAATACTAAAGGGTGGATTGGTGAGGATTAAATCTACCTCACCATCCCACTCAAAATAATCTTTGCCTTCTTGAATTTCTGTCCAAGAAGTCTTGATTCCTTTGTTTTGTAGAAAAGATACTATTCTGCCATCTCCTTTGCATGGTTCATGCGCAGTCTTAAATTGACTCCAATCAATAGGGAGTTTTTCGTAACACCACTCAGGAGTTGGATAAAAATCGTATGCGTTTCTAGGCAACGAAGTCCTCGCCTGGTTGCCATTCACAACCTGTTAATCCACCAGCTTTAATTGCTTGTAGAGTTCTAAGTACTTCGTTGGCATTTCTGCCTGTATCAAGTGCATTTACACTTACGTGCTGTACAATATCATTTCTATCTATGATATATGTGGCTCTATAGCAAACACCTGCTTCTTCGTTTACTATTCCAAGTTTAGAAGACAGTCCTAAACCGCAATCTGCAGCTAAAGAGTGTTTGATGTTGCCAATGAGTTCATTATCTTGTTTCCAAGCTAATTTACAGAACTCATTGTCG